TGGTTGGTATCTCAATCATCGATGCTGGACCTACTCTAAAGGTCTCAATTGCTGGATGTTGAGAGCAAATCGTTCTCATTTGTTGAACGACATCGCGGTACGTTTGTGCAATAACTGCCATTGTGTATGTATTTTATTTTAAATATGTGAAATTGACATTTTGAATTACTAATCTGGTAGATATTTGTTAACACCCTTTCTAGTAAAAGCATAAGTGCCTATGTTTTCTTTGCTTAAAGCGTATCTAATAGCATCCATTGCGTGGTTATTTTGATCTTCAGGTTTGTCTGAGTTTCTTTTCCAGCAATAAAGTGCATACTCATCTAAGATATTAGTAGAGTTTTGATCTACAAAGACATCAAACTGTTTGATTTTATCAATACCATTACGAATACTATCAGCGCCTTTGTAGGCACCTTGTATTTTCCAACCTTTGCGTTTGAGTTCTTCAATAGATTTAGGTTCTGCAGAGTCTGCAATTATGTTGGCGTTCTTAGGTATACCTAATTTGAGCATACGATCATGTATGTCCTCGTTAGTCAGGTTAGTCTCGTATATAAATTCCTTAAGATACAGTTTGCCATTGTGTTTGCGTACGCGTACGAGCGCTGCAGGATCTGAGGCAAAACCAAAGTCTAAGCCCCAAGTTTCATCGATACCTTCAGGTGCTTCGCCTAATTGCCAATCAGTAAAGATACGACCAACAATACCTTCAGACCATTGACCTAATACGTGGTGATTGTAGTATTCGACATCAATGTCTTTCATAGATTCCCACTCGATGATCTTTTTAGGATCTAAGTGTTCGACATTAATATGATAAGTGGTGTGTATAAATTCATGATCATGTTGCCATTTAGGGTTAGGTTTGCCATCAACATACCACCTCGAGTGTATCCAATGTCTCTTAGTTGTTGGGTTAAAGAGGATAAGGATCTTACGATCAATTCCTTTGGTTCTAAATGAGTCATTAAGTTTAATAAACTCTTCTTCGGAAGGTAATTCTGTAGCTTCATCGATTAATAAGTGTGTTACTTTAGCAAGACCTTTACCTTTTGCTGTTTGAGTACCGTCTGCTAGTTTCATGGCATGGGTTAAGATCATGTTGCCATTTAGTTTGTTGGTAATCTCATCACCATCAATCTTAATGTATTGTTTGATGTTCCAATCTTCAGCCATATCAAGTATGTCTCTGTAGATTGAAGATTTAATGGACTTTTGAGTATAACGGGCAATAACACCTCTAAAGTAGTCATCGCCCATTAATTTAATTAGGAAATAAGCTGCCGCTTGAGTACTTTTACCTGATGCGCGCCCGCCTGAGATGAGAAAATAGGTCTTCTCACTATGAAAAAGTGGTCCATAAGGTTTAAGTATCTTAAATTCCTTCAATTGTTCTTAGTTCTTTTTTAAGTCTAGAAATGACTGTGTTTAAACAAGCACCACATGATGTGACTGCTCGCTTCTCACCAGTGACAGCATTGTAAACTGAGTACATTTCAACTCTTTCTGCTGGTGTGTATGCCTTTGGTTTCTCCATGATTGGCTTAAGTAGCATCAATCTGAGTGTAATTTCGTCTCTTGTCATTAGTAGTTAATTATCTTTTCTATGATTAGTGTGATTGCGCCTGATGCAAACATAGCAGGTATAGACAACCAACCATATCCCATAGATAGCGCGACCAATAACACGGTCCACTGACTTGCACAAAAGCTACAATTAAGTGGTTTTCGGTTTACGTTTACGCTTAACAGTATCGATAGAATCTGTAAGATCTTCAGATACATTTGGTTGTTCAGTAGGCTCGTCCATACGAGACTCGATAGCAACGACAGCATTAATAGTTTCTCCATCTTCAATTCTTGATTTTAAGGTTTCTTCTTCTACAATAGTAGCTTCAACATCTACGATGTTTTTTTCTTCTTCTAAGTGTGCATACAAGTGTTCAACACCATTAAGGATCTCAACCTTTACATCAGTACCGATGTTTAGTTTAGCTTGCCAAAATGCAATGTTTCTTTTAAATTTGTCTGCTGCTGAAACGTAAACTTTATCTAAGCCTTCAAAGCGCCATTCGATTCTGTTTTCGTCTACTTTTGTGTTGTTAATAATTTTGAATCCCATGATTATGTGTTTATTTTTATAGTTTATATATTCTTTTTTAAATAACGTCGAACTCTATTAATTGTCAATGAGATAGAGGTTCTAGGTATACCAGTTTCTCTGCTTAAACTAGAGTAGCTGTGATTACCTGCGGCAAAGAGTTTAAACAATTCTTTGTCATACCAATTAAGCTGATCTAATAACTTGTTGACCTTTTTTATATCAAGGTGTTCTTCTTCTGTTTCAGGTTTGTCGTGGAATTGAAGCTCTTCGTGTTGTTTGACAAATTGTTTGTAAAATGGACCAGTCTGAGATCTGTGCTGAGTCATCATAATTCGGACACAATAAAACCTTGCGCCACCTGAATCGACTATATCTTGGATGTTTGCTTTAAGACTCATTTCTTCAATAGCATAATGTAGTAAGTCATAACTAAGATCAGAGTTGCCTGTGATCTTGTGTGCAGCTTCTACGAGTGCTTTGTAGTCATGTTCTAAGAATTGGTTAAACGTCAAGAGAGTTACGATATTTTTAAATAAAAAAAGGGCTAAGATATTTATCTCGCCCTTTTTACAATGAATTGATCCGCTTACTCTTCTTCTCTTGCGGGAATTATAATCCTTAGTGGTGACTCTATTGTCATTTCAGTCTCTGTTTTCTTAGCGATAACAAAAGGACTAAGTTTGATTAAGAAATCTAATGCACCTTTAGGATCTGTTTCAGCAGTACGTGATAACCAATCTTGAATGTTAGTCAGATTGTTATTGAGTAATTCTGTGTAAGCTACTTTAATTGCTTCAGTGGTTCTATTTGGAGTTCCAGTTGGTCTGCCATTTGGATTAGCAGATTCACCTTTAGTCCATTTAGGATTGCCTCTTTTCGGTGTTTCCATTTTTGCTTAGGTATATTTGTAATAGTTTTACATTGTGGGTTGTTTTGGGATACTCCCTTGACAACTTAACAGTTTTCTTTATAGTTTTATTATCCATAGGTTTTGAGTCTATTAGAAGCGCTCTAATTAGTTAGTAGCCCAATCACCACAGCCCCAGCAAGTTGAGCCATCGTTGTTTTGGCCAGAGCCATATCCAGATGGTCGCGTTCCAGTTCCATAAGGATAGTTGCGATACTTACGCCAATTAAAAAACTGAGAGTTAGTTTGCAAACCACCAAAGTATGGAGTCTTTTTGTCTGGAGCTTGTCCGTCGATAGATCTTGCAGATGCATACGCTGGATACTGAGACAAATTATTAGCCAAATAAGTTTGCATTTGGTCCACATAAGACTCAGCAACTTCTCTTACTTGGGTTTGTAAGAACTTAAGCTCATCTAAACCAATTGAACCTGCGTTCTCTTGTGTAGGACTTAAGATCGATTTGTTAAAGATCTTGTACTTTAAGAATGGAAGTGCGTGATACATTCCGTAATTACATAAGATTGAACCAATGTAGTTATCGAGTAACCATCTGTTAGGTGATGAGATTGTGCCTGCTGTAATTTGGTCTTTTAACTGATTGTAAAAAGTTTGACCTAAATAGTTAAGCATGTAAATATCTTGTGCCTGTAAAATGTACGGGCTTAAATCTTCAGGGCTCACTGACTCATGAATTGAAGTATATGATTTGATTTTCTCTTCTGAGATGAAGAGCACATTATATGCTGACATAGTTGTTAATATTTTTAGTTTACTCTACTGCGATTGTATTTTCAGTTGCTTCAAAAATCTTATTAGGTTCTATGTACAACTCAACATCTTTTCTACCCATTTCATACATGATCTTGTCAAATACTTTAAGCATTTGCTTTTGAATTGGTTTAATAACTGTTGATGTAAAGTGGGCATACGCTGTCTCTATCTCGTCTTTGTTACTTCCAAGTCCTGTGCCGCCTTCGTGGTAAAGTCCTAGTAATAAAGGTGATGTAATTCTGTGTGCTGATAAGATTCTTGATGTGATTCTAGATTCTAAGGCCACATAGTATTGGTCGTTAGCTGATTGAATTGGCGTTATGGTTGGCTCGTGATCTTTATCTTGAGAAAAAGCGATGAACGCCTTTCCAGCATTCTCTGAACCTCTAAAGGCCATTGTAATTTCATCGTAGATTTCTTCTCTACTTTCGGGATCTGGGATGCCATTATTAAGTCCAATGAAGAGCGAAGGATTCATGCCATTTGCTAGGTTTGAAATATGGAACTTTGAAACTTCGATGTCAATCTGAATATCGTTTTGTCCACCTACGTATGATGGCAATGGATAGAACAAATTCCCAGGTTCGTAATCCATAAAATAAAATATTTGAGATGGATGTGTTTCAGATTTCTTAGGATCATAAGCTGCGTACTCAATTGGTCTTTGCTTTTTCCATAAAGCCCAATCTGATGAGTAGTAGTAGTATTCTGGTCCATCGCATTCAACAACGTGTACACCAGATCTTACTTTGGTAAAGTCAGCATGGTAAAACTCAGCGACTTCGGTACCTTCGTTATTCCAAATAACATTCAATGCAAATCCACCAAACGTAATGTAATCTAAGGCAACCTTTTCAAACACATCATTCCAAGATTCTTTGGCATTGGCTCTCTTTAGCAAGTAGTTCATCTCAGGATTAATAGTCTTAAGGCCTTGACCTAATACACCATCTACTTTAGATTGGATTGCTGTGCGGTTCATTGCTGACTTCATAAATAGACTAGCAACAAATTGAGGGTATAAGTTATCGCTCCCGTATTCGATCCATTTACGACCAGCTCTTTCAATAAAAAGAGGTAATTGTACTTCAATACGGTCCACATTAAATGAAAAGTGGTTAGCGTTTGTTGATTTTGGTTTGTTTTCCATATACTAATGGGTATTATCTTTTACTTAAATATAAAAATGTTGAGATTTGACAATTAATCTTCAATGGTTATGTCATAGCGCTCAGCTGCATCAAGAATTGCTTGGACCATTTCATAGCATTCGCGTTCTTTGTAGCCTCTGTAAAATATATGAAGCACCTCTTCGAACTCATAGTCATCTTCATCTTTGTGTAGAGCTGAGTTCATTTCGTCAACCCACTCTTGTGTATGAAGCATGATGGCATCTTGCGCAATTCGTTTGGCATGTTGACTCATTGTAAAGTAGTCATTCATTGCGATCTCGACGCCTCTCATAGTTTAGTTGAGTTCTCTTTTCTGATCGTAGTCTAATATACCTAAACAACAACCGTACACTTTGCCATTACGACCAGCGACTAGATATTTATCGAAGGTCTTTGTGTTTTCGTCTTCAAATTTGTGACCAGCGGTTCGACCTAACAAATACCAGTAGGCTTTGATTGCTGCTTCGTCTGTGATCTCTATTTCACACCATGGGTTTTTATACATCCAATTAGGTGTTATGTACCAAGTTTGATCATCGACTTCTACGCCTTTAATTAAACCATTAAAGGGTTCGAGTAATTTATCAAGTCCTATGTTAGATAATCGGCGGTCATTTACATTCTTATTTTGGTTTAATAGCATTCTCAGATCCATTGAGTAGAACCGATAAGAACTGCCTTTGCCAAAATATTTGTTGATTCTACTGAGCAATTCTACAAATACCAATTGATGGTCATTTAAGTCTAGTAATGTGAATATGGTTGGTACTTCGAATTTAGTCTTCATTTTAGTTTATCTTTAAGTATCTATCAGATTTTGATTTCGTCATGTTTTTTACAATATTGGTCTAGTTTGATACTTAGACCATGCTATGTTACTGACATGATTATTCTTAACATCTTTGTCAATGTGAATTACGATTTGATGGTTGTTGGGATTTTCCAAGAAATTCTCAGCCACTAATCTGTGTATGTACTCACCAGTTGGAAGACATGGATACCTTTTGCCATTCTTGCCACCTTTTTCATAATAAGGCATATATTTAATTGTGACTTGACCAGGATTCTTGATCTTACTAAAGATATGATTAGACTCTTCGTGAGTGACTACAGTTGTCTCCACTTTAACATTGCCATGATCTGATATAAACCATCGACTAGTTTGATAAAGTGCATTAGGACTGTCGGGAATCCAAACGTTTGTTTTTCTGTAGTAAGGATTCGTCTTGAATAGTTTCCAAGTTTCTGTGTGTGTTGTGTTCATTTTCTGTTTGTTTATTTAAATTTGCAAATATGTCTGCCTCTTTGGTCAGACCTTTTACTGCGTGGTGTTTTTTGTATTTCTTTTTCATATTGTTATCAAGTGACGAGACAAAGCTAGTGCAAAACCCTTGGGTGGTTTATTGGTGATCCATCTTTTTTATTCTACTTTCTGGGGTTCTTGCACTGCTTTGTCCTTTTCTTATTATTTCTTATTAAAAAAGAAGAAGAAGAAGAAGAAAAGAGCTCTGGTGCTTCAAAATTAACATTTTTTGTGTGGACAAAGCTCGGACAAAGCTGCGCTTTACTTTGTCCTGGGATGCTTTGCTTTGTCCATTTAGTCATTGCTTTGTCCATTTTATCCTAATATTTCCATCATTTGCTTCTCTAAATCTTCCATTTCTCCGACTAATTTTAGATTTTTATCGATCTTCCAGTACGACATTTTACGAGTTTGACGTGGGCTTTGTCCAATTTTCATAGTCAAACTATCAGTAATTACCTTTCTTGGTTGAGGTTCACCTAACCTAAAATCTTTAATTAAACAGTCTTTGATCTCGTAAGTACTCATAGTTTCTTCGTGAGATTTTAAGGCATATTGTAGACTCTTAGTATCAAAGTAACAAAATTCCTCATCCTCATTATCGTCAAACCATTCGATAAATATGTCCTTAATTTTTCTGTATCTTGGACTACTACTAGCATCTTTAGCTGTTTCTTTTTCAATAGTCCAATACTCTGCAGGATTAAACCATAAACGTTCTTTGCTATAATACCTTGATGGTTTAAATTCATTATCCAAATACCATAAGAAATGACCTACTTCGTCTTCTAATTTACGTAAGAAATCAACATGTTTTTCAGGCTTTGCAATCTTTCGTACCCAAAAACGAGTCGCTTCGCCATCCATTTTAAGTGGTGTAATGTCATTAGTAAATAGCATTACTTTGCCATAATAATTGACTTCATTTGCATTTTCGTATAGGATCTTACATGGAATTGTACCACCAGTACTTGTTACCATGTCTTTGATCTTATCAACAATAGCTTGAGGATTAGAATTCCTACTAACACCGCGCGAACTGGACTCTTCTACGATAATATCTTGGCAATCCTTAACATAACTATTCTCATCCCTTTCGAGCGCACTAGAATTAATCTTTTTACTGTTAGCAAAACACATTTGTTGGTGGTTACCAATGGTAGATTTTCCAGCGTCTTCATCACCTAATAAACATAGTGCGGGTAGCGGTTGAGTTGGTCTGTGTCTTTTAACCCAATAATATTCCAATCCCAATTCAAATTGATCACCAAAAATATGTTTAAGAAGTATCTTAGTCATTGGCCATTCACCTTTTTCAATTTGACAACTAGGTAACTTAAACTGATTGTACTTATTGTTTTCAATTGGACCATCGTTAAAATAATCGGGTTTGTATCCAAAACCTGCAAACTTTCTAGGAATCATACTTACTGTAATTTCTTTACTTGGAAACCTTGCTTTAAAACCACCGATGTTGTACTTTTCCATTTTGCCATCAGGATAAATCAAATAAATGTCAGATCCAATCCATGCATAATGATTAATGTTATTTTCATAAGGTACACTAATACGTTCACGTTTTACTTCTACATCATCTAAAAAACTTAGATCTATTTCAGGCGTGGTGTCTGTAATTACTTTTGGTTCGTTGATAGTTCTTGGAGTAATCTTAGCATACTTACTAGCATTATCTACTGCTGCATCTCTGCGTCCAGGTTCATCATAACTACTAAACTCTATAGATAACTTATGTTTGATATAATCTGCGCTCAGACCATTCTCTAAACATCTACATGCTAGTTGATAAAACCATGGTTGACGAGAATCTATTCCATACTCTGACATTCTTGATAAAGCATCTTTGTATCTGGTTTCTTCTGTACCATCACCTTCACCTGAATAAGTAACTGTAACGGGTTGATACTTTTTAATTAAAGTCCAATCTTCACCATTTGCTTCTAACCATGCATCTAATTCTGAGTTTTTGATTCTGCCATTAACAACTACTAGAGTTTGTTTTTTCTCTGTCTTAGTGTTGATTTCATTAGGAGCACGTGTTAAACGATTAATGTTTTTACACTGTGTATCTAATTTTAAATCAAACTTAAGTAATATACGTTTGATACATTCATACTTGGCTTCGAATTCATCTTTGCTAATTGGATCTTCTAAAGCAATTGGAGTATGTAAAGATTTACCACCACTATAAATAATTGCACTATATGGTAGTTTTGATAATTTTAATCTTTCACCTTGTTCTTGCACTGTGCATTCATCAAACTCAATCGCAAAGTTTCTAATGCTAGTTACATTCTCTTGAGTTATTCTTGGTTTGTTTCTACTGTGTTTTTCAGAATCAGTAGGATTATTATCCAATGTTGGATGAATAGGATTAATACAATAAAATTGAAAGTCAAAATTATAATCTTCAATAGTACCATTCCATTTGACTACTCTATTTTTACGATACTTAAAATCATTCGTAGACTTATCAAAAGGTGCATTTTGAAAACCTATACCCTCTCCGATATCGAAAAGAGTACTATAAAATTTATTGACTTTTTCTTTCATTTTAATTAAAATAATTTTTTGGTTTCTGTTACGGTCCAAAGACCTTGTCTTTCACCTTTTTCTACTTCTTTTAATTCAACAAGCCTGTTAATAACTTTGTAAATTGTAGGAGTTGCTACTTCTAATTCTTTTTGTAATCTACCAGTTGTGATACCACCATAAGGCGAAAACTTATTGATAAATGCCAATGCTACTTTTTCTTGTGATGTAAGATCTGGCAATTTCATAATAGACCATGTTGAATATTTAAATTCTGATGGTTCTAAAAACTGTTTACCAAGATACTCTAATGTTTCTGTGTCAATAGATTCTTTGGTCTTTACATTCATTTGTGTACCTGCATAATCAGGTAAGTCGGTGTGGAATACCACTTGTTCTGTGTTTTTCATAATTATTTATTTGGTTTTTAAATAGAGGGACCGAAGTCCCTCTTGTTTAGGTTTTACTTTGCAAATGCTTTGTGAAGTACTTCTGCTAGATTGTCAATTGCGTCTGCGATTGCTTTGTTAGAGATAGCTACTTCTTCAGTTGCTAATGCTAATGATGATAGAGAATCTGCAACTGACCATCCAGTTACGTCTGCTCTTTGATTTGCCATAGCATTTTCTGCTTGCTCTGTTGACATTGCATCGATACTTTTTGCTAGTTCGATGATTGCTTCTGTTGTGATTTGTGTGTTCATATATTTGTTTTTAATTTATAGTAGTTATACACACACTTAAAACTTTGTTTCAAACTTTATATAACTTTATTTATCTTATATATTAAGGTACTTTAAAGATCTCGCCGTAAAACCAAAAAAACTTTGGTTATAACCAAAGTTTCTCTGTAGGGATGTCATCGATTGCTTGTTCTAATTGAAGAGCAATACCTTCGATTTTTGACTGACTGACTAGGATTAGTAGTTCTTGTAACTGTTTAGGTGTTACGTTTAGTGTAATTTCTATTGTTTCCATATTCTTTGTATTTAGAAGTTATACAAAAAATGTATACAATGTTTCAACTTTTTTTATAAAGATGTTATATAATCAAAGTACACCGTCGCGCAGGAGTTATATTTTATACGGGCTTTTTACCACTTGTTTCACATAAAAAAAGCCCAGATGACTCAAACATCTGGGCTTTAAACTACTTTCTTCGATTACAAACCTTAAATTTTTATAACGATAAAACAACAACAAGCGCTCCTTGTACGCCATTTAAATTGTTAATACTAATTGTTTGGTTCATGGTACTTATATCGTTCCCCGTTCCATTGTTTCACTTTACATATTGCGAAGCTTTCACTTTACACATAAAAAAACCCTAAATCGAGAAATGGCTTAAACGAGATAGGGTTTTAAAAAACAAAAATAGATTTATTAAATGAACAAATAATAAACTTATATGCTATTTATACTACTTTTGTAGAGTTTGTTTCAATTAATTTTGTTTTTTAGCGTATCCACCAACTAAAGTAGTAGAACTTCCAGCGTTATCGACGTATCCAATAAAATGTATGTAAACTGGTACTGTCCAATCTAGTGGTTTAGCTAAATTATCTGGATAAACAAAGCCTCCTTGAAGATTATCAAATTCAAGGAAATTATCAACTGCACCGCTTGCAGTACCAAATCCAGTTCCATTTGCTGTATTAATAACTAAATTTTTCTCTAAAACAAAACCAGCTAATGATGTTGAATTTGTACCACCTAATGTATACCAAACTCCAGAATATATTGCAGGAGAATTACTTATTGCAGCTGAAGTGTATACAGTTCCTGCTCCTCCATAATTCGATGAGTACAGTGCCCATATTTTTACAATATCACCAGAAATAAAACTATTTGCTGGAATAGTGATTGATGTAATAATAGTATTTGTACCACTAGGTCCATTTAAAGTAGTTCTTGTTGCAGAATATCCACTTACTACAGATCCTGTTGCTCCTTGCGCACCTGTTGGTCCATTTGCACCAGTAGCACCTTGTGCACCCGTTGGTCCACCTGCAGGTCCCGCTACACCTTGAGCACCATCAGCACCTTTAGATCCATTTGGTTGATAGAAACTATAACCATAACTAAATGCTGTATTTGTTGCATTTGATAAAGTAGCTCCAATTGTAATATATTGGTCAACTGTCCAATCAATATTTAATGCCAATAATGGTGCTTGAAGAGTAGTAGAACTAGATTGCCAATCAATGCCTGAACCACTAGATGCAAGTATATTTGTAGCAGTTGCTGAATTAACAAAAAATTGTCTACTGAAAGAAATTAAAGTAGAAGTTGTACCCATGATAGGTAAAGTACCTGAAACACCGCATATATTAGTACCACCTAAGCCTACTGAAGTTCCTATATAAGCTTTAAATGTAGTACTACCTGAAACTGTTTTAGTTGATCCAAGTCTCATATTTAAATTATAGATATTACCTGGAGTTACTGAATTTGCTGGAATTAAAATGGAGTCTACTACTGTTTCTACTGTAGTAAATCCTGTTACTGGTGTACTAGGTACTAAATTAGTAATTGATAAACCAGCAGGCATACCAGTAGTTCCTTGTGCACCTGTAGCACCTTGAGCTCCCGTAATACCTTGAGCACCTTGTGCTCCAGTTTCACCTTTGTTTCCAACAACACCAACTGAAGTTACAACAAAAGAGTAGTAACCATTTTCTGTAGAAAAAACTACTGAACGAGGTGTAGTATCTAAGTTGTTTAAATATAATTTAACAATCATTCTATCAGTTGGATCAATACTAGTTGTAGGTAATACAACATCAATATTAACTTCATTTGGTAATCCTGATTCCCAATCAATTGTATGTAAACCTGAAGTAATAACTGGTCCGTATGGT